TATAAAACAAAGTCTACAATTGCGTTTGCATAAATATCATCCACTCCAATAGTGCTACTAGTACCTGATAAATCAGTTGGGGAAGCTGAATAAACAACCTCTACAAATGAGTTACCCGCCACGCCAGGGTAAACATAATAGTTTCTTGGGTCGTCTTCATCAAACATATAGTGTTTGACTATAGTAGTATGAGCTGCATCTCCAGAAACAGTTGGGTCATGCCAATCTGGTTCTTGGGTATTTAAAATATCTGGGTTAACAATTCTTATTGCTCTTTTGCCTGTAGCACTGCCGCCTGCTGCGGACATGTTTCTTACTACTTTAATTAGCCTAAGGCCTGCGCTAGGCAGTGTTTGTTTTGTACCGGTTGTAAGTTGTACATTTGTTGTAGTGGCTGAAGACTCAGGTCTAAAGTTTACAATCTCTCTTTGTGCATCGTTTATATACCTAATTAATTCAGCTTCAGGCCATCTAACACTTGTAGTGTCCTGTAAAGTGTCTTTAATTCTGCTTAATAAATTAGCGCCTGTCAGTGTCCCTGCCATAATTTATCCTCTATTGTGCAGTTTCTATTTCTGCAATTAAATCCGATTTTTTCTTACGTCTATCGAGTTCAATTCCTAAGGTGCGTCCATGTTCTTCTAGTTGCACTTTAGTCATGCCCTCTAAATCTATTGAAGGTGTAGTTTCTTCTACGACTTTGTCTAAAATTTCTACAGCTTCTTCTATGACGGGTTCTACTTTTGTAGCTTTACCTCCGTCTTTTACCTCCGTGCATCCATTCTGTAAACATAGTATACCTAATTCTGTACCTACTTCTTTAGGTGTTCCAGCCGTTAATCTAACAACTGCGCCCCAAGTTGAAGCTACATACTTATCTTCATCTGCTACTATCCACATATTTTTTACTCCTTAAATATAGGTGGCCATAACAGCCACCCATAAAATATACCACAATTAATATGCTACATCCAATCTTATAACACCGAAGTCTTCATTCTGACCTGAAACGTCTGAATGATAAACTGGCTTCTTAAGACCAAATATCTTACCAATTGAAATACCGTTCTGGTTTCCATAGTCGAAAGTATCTTCAACTATTTCTGGTACACCAATGTCAGCCATTGCTAGTGCTTGTGCACCTGCAAAGATACATGCGGAACCGTTAACGTCTGCGTTAGCGCCCCATTTGTATCCAGCTGAACCAGCATTACCTGATGCTCCACTTGTAGCTCCAGTTGTGTTAAACACATGTCTGAACTCGTGGATCATAATACCATCAACCATTAGGCTTGAAGAACCTGCGAATAAGCTTGAACCTGGTCCTCTTACTCCAGCATTCCTAACGTTAGCTAAGAAATCTGAATCAAGTTTTAGGTCAGCCATGACTTGAGGTGTCACAAATAAGTGATACGTCTCGTCGTTTCCAGCTCCTCTCAAACCTCTAATGTAGTTGTCTTTAGCGTAAGCTTTTAAGTCAACAAGTCCACCATAGCTAAGTTTGTCAGCTGCAGCAACTGCAGTAACATCACCAGCTACAATACCATTAGTGGCATCGAATCTTCTATGTCTATTAGAAGTTGGGGCTGTTATATCCGATCCAAACGCTAGATCATTAAGGTTTTGTCCTGAGTTCATTACAGGTCTTAATGCGCCATTGTTTTTAAGGTTATAGCCTACTCCACTTAGAGTTAAGAATGCTAATTGGTCCATTCTGTCAGCCATTGCGTAAGCAAGTGCGTCTCTTGAATGTTCCCTAAAGTTCACAACCGATTTTTGATCAGCCAATCTACCAGATAGTCTGTTCGCGAATCTTAATTGATCAAGTTGTACAACTATGTCGTAAGCTCTTAGTGCCTCTTCATTACCTTCTAAAGTATTGTCACCAACGATACCATCACCAGTCATGTCAGCTAAAAGCGTTAATACAGCTCTAGCTCCTTTTTCTGATTGAGTAAGTTCAGATATTCTCTGAACCATTGCGTTAGATCCGCTACCTGCGAATTGGTTAATGAAAGACATATTTCTTGCAACACGCCAAAAATCCCTAGACCAGATCGTTAATTGTTCACTGGTTAGAGAAGCAAAGTTTGTATTTGCCATGATAATATCTCCTTATCATTTAAGTTTAATAACCAGTCGACTTTTGGAGCGACTTTTATCCGTATACCCACTATCGTGCGGGAAACGCTCTCGTTATTTACGGAATACGAATCCGGTCAGTTTAACGCCATGACAGGCGAAAACGATTTTTTACAGGAACGACCCTGGTCAATTATCGTATTGACGGACGAACTTACTTAATTTATACCACAGTTTATCCGAAATCTCCACGCATTCTACGTAAAGTTTCATCGGGTAAAGCATTAAATTCATCAGAAGATAGCAGGTCTACCTCTACTTTTTTGTCAACTTTTGTTTTTCCAGCCATTGCAGGGGGTTGTGATTCTGCAGCTTGTAATTTTTTAGCAGTGTTGGCTACTTTTTTTCTTTGTGCAATTTGTGGATCTGACTTAGGTGCTACTGGTGCTGCTACAGGCGAACCCATAATATACTTACTAGCTTTATCTAGTGCATCTGCGCCAGAAAAACCTTGTACCATAAAAGCGTCCCGCAAATCTAAAACTTCTTGCGTTTTAACCTCATCAAAACTTGCGTGCGTTTCATTTAGCTCAGGGTGTTTTGTTGCTAGTTCAGTTGCTTTAGCTTGAAGAGCCATAACTTCTGTACTTTGCTCTACAGTCTTGCCCATTTGACTTTGCACTTCAAACATCATTTGTTCTTTTTCTGCTTGTCTAATTTCTTTTCTTAAACTAGTAGCTTTTTGAGACTCTCCATTTAAGACGTGTTCTTGATACTCAATTTCTTTTGCATCAAAATCGTACTCAGGGGACTCTGAAATTGTTTGTACTGGGTTAGTAATCTCTTCTAGTTTTTTAGCTAATGCTTTTTGTTTTGCTAAAACTTCATCAAACCTAGACTTAGGTATCATTGGCTCCTTTGGTTCATCAATTTCTTCCGGTACTCTTCCTTCAGGTTGTTGTGTATCTGCGCCATCTTCTGCCAATACTGTTTCTTCTCCTGAATCTTCTGCGACTTCGTCTGCAGTTTCAAGCTCTTCTGTTTCTGCTTCCTCTTCAAGCTCTTCTGTTGGTTCTTCTTCAGCTTTAAGCTCTTCGACTTCTTCAATTTCTGCCTCCTTGGGAAATTCTATTTCATCTTCCTCATCTTGAGGGTTTTCAAAATTCATATCAACCTCAAACGGTTTGCTTTCTTCTTCACTTATTGGGTCTGCACCCGGCATAGTTTGAAATACAACGCTATCGTCTATTTGGTTTTCTTCTTTTTTATTTGCCATTGTTATTACCTCCTGTAGGTTTTACGGCAGCTGCAGCCATCTTGACTGCGGCTTGTACATCAGTTTGTTGTTTACGCATATCATTTGTTATTGCTGACAAACGTTCACGTAACTCAAGTTCTTCACGTTTCTGTTGTAGTTTACTTTGTAATTCAGCAACCTTCAACTGCGGCTCGGCTTCCGCTTGTTCTACCTTCGCAGCATTTAGTGCTGTTTCAGATTGTAACTTAGTCACTTCTGCTTCTAGTTTAGCAATCTCAAGCTGCGTACTTCTGATTTGTGATTCCATTTGGAACTCTTGTAATTGTATTTCTTGTTCAGAAGGTGGAGCGGTACCTTCTTGTCTTCTTATCCTATCGGCTATGTCAGCTTTTCTAGATAAGTGCGAATACTCTACTATCATATCGTTTGGTATTGGTACTCCGGCTCCACGTAACGCGATAGCTTCTGCAAACTGCATTTCATCAAAGTTATCTCTAGCAGGAGCAGTACCAATAATTACATCGTACTCGCCTATTGTTAGGTCATTAATAACTTCGCCTTCCGGAGTCATTTCGTTTACTCTTAGTTTGTTTCTAGGTTTGTAAGGATCAGATTCGTCTGTTATTTGAATTAATCTTTCTTCTGTATAATAAGACTGAACTAGTTGTAATATTTTTTCTGCTAAATATTGTCTTGTTTTTGCCAGGTTATCTAAAGGTACTTGTAGTAACAAAGAACCTCTGTTTTGTTTAGCGTTAATTGCTACACCGGAAACTTCTGGGCTATCCATACCTAACATAGCGTCTGTTATTCCGCTTATTTCTTTTATATTTCTAGCCGCTTTTTGTCCTATTCTATCTAACCCAGTAGGTATTTGGTTAGCCTGTATTTTAGTCGGGGGATTAGAGCCTCTATTAAATTCTAATACTAAACCTGTTTCTGCTCCGTGTTCTTCTAAATCATCGGCGGTCATTCCAGATAAAGAACCTGATTCTACAATCCAGCCACTGTTAGCAGTTGTGTTTACAATGTGTAATTCTTGAGAAGTAATCTTGTTTAACTGTTCTTGAGGCGATAACAAGTTTCTTACCATTCCGAACGGTTTTCCTCTTCGGAAGTATGGGAAGTACGGAACCAAAGTAAAATGTCCATACGGAGACCAGTCATCGAACAAAATTACAGTATCCGCTGACACCGTCCAACGAACCTTTCGGATTTTTTTCTGGATTATGTCTAGCCCGAACTGATCAGCAAACTGTTCTCTTTTCTTTTTGCTCCAGTTATAAGGTATTTCTCTTTGGTCACCAGTTACAACATCTACATAATACATGCAGTCTTTTAGCCTGTAGTATTGTCTTTCTATAACTCTTATAGACCTAAGTGCACGTGCGTTCTCCGGATCCCCGGGATATTGTTGCCCGTAATTATGTTCGTCTGTGTCGCCATACCTTTGTTCTTCAAAGTCCATAGAGTCAGCGCCTAAAGTAGTACCTGTTTCTGCTAGTAGCCTAAGTTGGTCTGCTTCTTTTTGTCCGTAACTTTCTTCTATTTCGTCTAAGCTCATCCACTTAGTCTCAAATATTTCATTCCAAGTTCTTGGGTCGTAATGTTTTGCGTCTGGGTCTATTACTATATCTAATGGGTCTTTTGACTCTATTCGTACTTCACCGTTTACGTGATCAGAAAAATCTACACGTACATCGAACCATCCGCGATCTTGTATAAGACCATCAGAAAAAACTTGGGCTTCCATCCAGTCTAATTTATTGTTGTCTGCTATTTGTGCGTAGACTTTAGTCAATACATCTGCTACCTCTTGGTTGCCGCCGCCCCTGGGTTTAAATTGTATGTCTGCTTTTTTTGTACTTTGTTCTGCTAGTACCGCGTTTACTGTGGGTAAAATAGTATTAATGGTTAGAGCCGGTCGTCCTTGGTCATCTAACTGCTGCATATCAAATTCGTCCCATTGTTCGCCCCTGTAATACGCATCGCATTTTTTTGCTAAATCTACATAGTCTTCGTGGCCATGATCTCGCGCACGTGTGTAAGCGTTCCACTGTTGTTTCGCCAGAGTCAGCTGTTCCGCTTTTGATAAATTCTTCTTTGGTTTTTTACTATACGCCATATTATGCACTCATTGCCGATTTCTTTTTCGGCCCTTTCGCTATTAATTCTAACCTATCTCTCCACGAAGGTATATGCTCTGGAGCTTCATAAAAAGTAGCAAACTCCATTATCATTAAACCAACCCAAGCTAACGCATCAACTTGGTCATCGTGTACCCCATTTGGAAAACGTAAAAGCTCAGCGATCATTGGCCCTGTCCAGACAGAATCTTCAGGAAAGTAAACTTTACCCTGTTGCATTCTACCTTGTATAGCTCTTGCTCTAGCTTCTTTATCTCGTCTCCCTACTTTTAAATCTTTAAAATATGCAGAATGTAATCTACGTTCTGCAACACGTTTCTCTAAGAATGGACCAATTGCCATTTCTATATGTCCACGCTCGATACCTACTATGCCGGGGCGCCACTGTTCGTACAGATCTAGTATTTTCTCTACTAGTTCGTACCCGTCATATTTACCACGAACGAGGTCTACTATAAACATGTTATCATACTCATCTATACCTACGACAATTCCTACAGAAAAATCGTTCCTGTCTCTTTGTCCAATAGCCAAGTCCCACGCGCAGTAATAACGCATCTTATCATACTCAACTTCATCAGGCTGGTAATATCTAATCATATCCCGAGTAAAGTAGTCACCTTCATCGGATACTGGATTCTGTTGGTACAACGCCGTCCAGTCTCTGGGACCGATGGCCTTCTGTATCATTTCTAAAGATTCTACATTATAACGTTCCGGATGCAGGGGTTCTCCTGCTGCACGAAACTTTTCATCCTCTTCTGCTATCGCAGGGTATTTAACTACTTCCCAAGCGTCCGCGCCTTTTTCCGCATGCTGAAGAAGTCGGCCTGCTAGATCATCATCGTGCCATCTTGTAAGAATAACTAAGATACCCCCACCTGGAGATAAACGAGTATAAGCGGTAGATGTATACCAATCCCAGTTCGCTTCGCGGCTGTTTTCTGATTCTGCATCTTCTCTGTTTTTTACAGGGTCATCGATTAAAAGTACGTGCGCACCTTTACCGGTAATACCACCACCAACACCGGCCGCAACGTATCCGCCGCCCTGGGTTGTTTGCCATGATTCTACTGACTGGGAATCTTTATCTAACTTAGTGTCTTCAAATATATTTCTATAACTAGGTTCTCTTAAAACTTGACGTACTTTCCTGGAGAAACTCATGGCCAAAGATCCGGAATACGAACAACTTATAAACTCGTGCCCGGGGTTACGTCCGAGATGCCAAGCAGGAAAAGCGATACTAGCTAGCGTAGATTTTCCATGTCGGGGGGGCATGAAAAGCATAAGCCTTGGGGATTTCTTATTTTGCACATCTTCACTAAACTGTTCGAGCCTTTGACAGATGTCTTTGTGCACCCAACCTGCTTGGTAATCTGGATTGAACTTTTCTACAAAAGGCAACATACGCTTTCGGGCTAAAATACGTTTTGCCAGTTCTTGTTCTGCACGCGCTTGTGCTTTTTGTTCTTTTTTAACTTGTTTGTTTTCTTTAACTGCGGGTTGGGGCAGAGCGTCCGATTCGTCCGCCGCGCAATACACGCACAAGCCTTTTGGGAGTACAAGGTTATCTGCCAACAACTTTTTACACTTGTAGCATTCTATTTTTGGAAGCTCCGTCACTACTTTTTCGTTTTCTTAACTGCTTTCTTTTTTACTTTTTTAACTGGCCCTTTCGGGTATCCTTTTCCATAGCCCATGCTTTTTCTCCTTGGTTAACATTTCCAGCGTCTACGCGCTTGTCTAATTCTTGAATTCGGGTCGTTCTTAGTTTTTGCTGAACTGTTTCTTAGCTGTCCGGCTGATCTAGCGCAATAAGACTTACGTCTTTTAGCTGCTTTTGAACCTTTTTTAACTTTTCCTGTAACCGCAGTCTTTAACTTAGAACCGGGGTTCGCTTTTCTATATGCAGCAACGCCTTTTTTGGTCATTCCTGCACCAGACTTGGTTTTTCGGTAGTTTCCGCCTTTACCAGTAGTCTTTCTTATAGGTTTTTCAGGTTTTCTAGGCATTATTTCTTCTTTTTAGCCGTTTTTGCGGATTTTTTGAAAGCTTTAGCTGTAGGAGCCCCTTTTGCGCCTTTTTTCCGCATAGTTTCACCCGATCCTGCTTTAATTCTTTTCTTTTTAGCGTGTATATTTGCGTATAGCCCTCTTTTAGCCATTACTTCTTGCCTCCTTTGTACGACTT